CCAACGCAATTGCTTCGTGATGGAACGCTGACAAACAGCGTGTACTACATCAACAGCAATCTGTATACGAGCGGCACTGTAGTAGGGCCATGCACGCTGACATTCGTTGCGGACTCTCCGACAGCAGCAAACTCCACTCCATTCTTTGGTGTTGGAACATCTGGAAATGTAACGGCGACAGTGACATTTGCGCGTCCGCGCTTTGGACTGTGGGACGGCACATTTCCTCTTCCGTATGTTGTCAATACTTCTTCTGGTGCAAGCCCTTCTGAATACCACGGCCCCCGCTTCGACTACGACCCGACCAGCATCGGCACTCCGCGAGGGCTGCTGATTGAGGGGAGCGCGAACAACCTGCTGACTTACAGCGAAGATTACTCACAGGCTGTATGGACGAAGGTAACGGTTGATCGCACGACAGGACAGGCATCTCCAGACGGCGGTACTGGTGCAACCCTGCTATCCGAAAATGCTATTACCTACGCGAAACACGACATAGAACGAACCCAATCTATCTCCGCTGGTGTCCACACTTTTAGCGTTTGGGTGAAGGAGCCTTCGTCAAACTCAAGGCGTTACGTTTGCCTGCAACTTGCAGACGGACAGGCAACAGCGGCCAGATACACAATCGTCGCTGATTTGCAGACCGGACAGATCACGGCGTCTGGTTCCGTCAATGGAACGGCTGGTGCGCCGACAAACACAGCACACAGCATCACTCCATATCCCGGCGGTTGGTATCGGCTGACCATCACCATGAACTGTGTCCTTTCGCCGTGCTACCCGGTAGTGCTGTTGAGCGACATATCGTCATTGTTCGGCGGCAACAATCAGCCGTTCTATAGCGCGACTACACCCTATAAGGGATTGATTGTTTGGGGCGCACAACTGGAGGCAGGAAACGGGGCCAGTTCTTATATCCCGACCGGGGCAAGCACGGGGAACAGGGCGGCGGACAACTGCTACGCAGATTCAATTTCTTCGTGGTACACGCAGGGAAGCGGGACGATGTTGTTCTTCGGAAGGCCAACAGTTCCTTCTACCAGAACCATGCTCAACTTCAGCGTTGGCACAAATGTTCCGCGAATTCAAATGTACGGAAGCACATCTACGGATGTGACCTGCTATTTGGAGAATCCATCAGGTACTGGAGCAAACATCGTCTTTCCGTCTGGAACATTGGTGAACGGAACAGCGTTCAAATCAGCATGGGCGTTTGAAACTGGAAATCACGCCGCTTGCATCAATGCAGGAACGGTTGCCACCGCTAGTACGTCATCACCAGCGGTTCCTTCATCTGGAATCACCCGACTCAACATCGGAATGCGATATGACGGATTCAACCAATTCAACGGTCACGTGATTTCTGCGAAGTATTGGCCTACCCGTTTGGCAAACGCAACCCTTCAAGCAATCACGACCCTCTGACATGGACTACCTACTCCGCTCAACCACCGAGTCCGATCTAGAGGACGCCCTCATCGCCGCAGGGCTTGCAGAGGAACGCACCGACACGGACGGCGAGGTCACCGTGGAACCCGTGGCAGGAGTCACGCTCGACCGAATCGGCCCGATCCCGGCGTCCTATGACGCGGACGGGAACATCGTGAAGCCGGGACATCCCGAGTTCCATGCCAACCTGCGCGTATCGTTTGAACTGACCAAGGAGCAGGAGGACGCCCTGCCGACCTTCGACCCGCTGCCGTCCGTCCCGTACAGGGTGTTCCTGTGAGGTAACAGGCCGTGACAATCGAAAAGACGAACATTCGAGTGAGCCTATCGACCGCGAACTGGATCGCAATTTGCGCGATTGCCCTGACGCTGATCGGGATGCTCCTTCCCGCGTACATCAACCACGACCGCCTGCTGATGCAGGTCGTGACGAATCAGGACAGCATCAGCAAGCGCCTCGACAAGATCGAGGAGAAACTCGAAAGGCACGAGCGATGAGCGAGATCATCAAGAAGTCCTCTTGGAAGACCACTGGCGCTGGAGTCGCGGCGATCGTCGTCGCGGTCGGCGCTGCGCTGACTGCGCTGACCGACAACGACCCGCTGACCGTTCCGGACTGGGGATCGCTCGTTGCCGCCGTGATGGCTGGCATCGGCCTGATCTTCGCCAAGGACAACAAGAAGGCAGAGTGACGTGTATGACCTCATCAGGGCCATCGTCATGTCGCTGCTCCAGTGGTCGTCTTCCGTGCTTCCCCGACGAGGTGAGGGCGTTGACGCTGCTGCTGATCCTTCTCTCCTTCGCCGCGGTGGCTCTCGCATTCGCGACTGGCTGCACGCGCACGGTTCTGGTGAGCGAAAGCAGCCCGGTTCGGATGGGTCCGGAGGTGACGGGTCGGGTGTACGTGATGACCGATAAGGGCTGGCAGTTGGGCGACAACAGGGTGCAGATCCCCGAGGGCTGGTACTGCGTGCCGCCCTCGTTCGTGGAGGAGAAGAAGTAATGGCGATCAAGTTGCAGGTACGCCGCGGCACGGCGGCACAATGGGCTGGCGCTGGCGTCGGCAACGTGGTCATCCTCCTTGAGGGCGAGATCGGCCTCGAAACCGACACCGGGAACATCAAGATCGGCGACGGGACGAACGTCTGGAACGACCTTGCCTACCAGTTCCCGTACCTGACCGGGAACCGCAACCACGCACCCGAGGACACGACGACGCTGGTCATCGACCAGACCAACGACCGGGTGGGAATCGGCACGTCCAGCCCGCTGTCGAAGGTTCACGTCGAGGGTACGGATCCCGTGATCCGCTTCCGCGACACGGCTGCTGCCGCCAGCACGCATTCGCTCATCAGCGCGGACAATGCTGACGGGACGCTGACCATCAGCGCGGATGCCACGAACAACACTGGAACGTCGAACGTGTCGAAGATCCAGTTCGTGGTCGATGGAACGACCACGGCGACCGTCCTTCCTAACGCGGTGGGAATCGGGACGGCTGCTCCGCTTGCGGAACTTCACGTTGAGTCCGCGACGCCGTCGATCATCATTCGGGACACGGACGGAGGAGCAAACACCTACGGAGAGATTTCCGCAGGCCCAGTGGGGCAGGTAGTGATCGCCGCTGACCCAAACAACGCGACGGCCTCCTCGTCGGTTTTGCTTACCGTGGACGGGGCAACCGTGGTGTCGGCAACGACATCAGGAGCGACGATCAGTGGCACCTGCACCGCGACAACATTCAGCGGGTCTGGCGCTTCGCTTACGGCCGGATCGGTTCCACTTGCTTCGCTCGCGAATGCCGGGGCAACGACGATTCTTGGAAGATCGGCGACTGGCACTGGCGTCCGTTCCGATCTTGCTGTTGGAACAGTGCAGACGATGCTTGGTCTTGGGACGGCTGCGTATGAAGACACAGGGTATTTCTGCCGTGCTCCAGTCGTAGATACATCCACGACGGACATCACTGCTAGTAGTCAAACAAAGACAATCACGGCGTCTAGTTTGGTTGTTGGTACGACGTACTGGTTCAACGGAACAATCGCATCTGGATCTAGTAGTTCACTGATCCGGTTGAGTTCAAGCGCCGAACGAACAATAATCTTTGCTGCACAAGTTTCTGGTGCGCACGCAACTGGAACTGCTGCATCGCTTCCATATCTCGTCAGTGGGTCAACCACATACAACATCCTGACAAGTGTCGCAAGTGGTGCTTCAATCGGAAATACGTTCATAGCAATGATGCGGGTTTCCTAATGCCCTACGCACCCGTCACACTCCCCTACCGCGGCATCAGCGTGGATTCCTCGTATTCCGCGCTGCCTGCTGGCTTTGCCGCGCAGGCGATGAACGTTGTCCCATACGACGCCTACAAGGGAAAGTTGCGGCTCGGGCAGCGCAGGCCGCTTCTCGGGGCGTACCAGTTCAACACCGATCCAAGCGCGACAACACGCGAGGTGCAGGTGATCCTGCGTGCGGACGCATACGTCGGTGGCACGCTGACGCAGCGGTGCATCGTGGTCGCCGGAGGAGAGGTCTACGTCATCGACAACGGCGGAGCAGCGACGTATTGCACACGCGGCGCTGGCATCAACGCCATGAAGTCGTCTGGTCACATCGGGGCGGCGGTCTTCGGGCAGTACTGCTACTTCGCGGACGGCGAGTTCTATCGGAAGGTTGACATCACGGATCCGACTCCCGAAGTCTTCGACTGGACGCACGCAAACGGCCCGTACAACTACATCGGCAGCGGTTCAGATCGAGCCACGTTGCTCGTCCGATTCGGCGGTCGTCTTGCCATGTCCGGACTGAAGTCCGCTCCGAACAACTGGTTCCTGTGCCACATCAACGATCCGGACGACTGGAATCCAAGCACGAACTCCCATGATGCCGTCGCTGGCGTGTCATCGACGCGCTTCGGCGTTCCCGGTGAGCCGATCGTCGCACTGGTCCCCGTTGGCGAGAGCGGCCTGCTGTTCGCCGGACGGCACACGATGACCTACCTGACCGCCGATCCGGTGGTCACGGATGCGCGGCTCATCGAATTGTCTAGATCGGTCGGCATCGTGTCCGAGCGTGCTTGGTGCGCATCCGACGCACAGACCATCTACATGATGGCGCAGGATGGACTGTACCGCGTCCAGCCGAACGACTATCAGGTGACAAAGAGCGGTCGCATCACGAGCGGTCGCCTCGACACCTTCTTCCAGCAGCAGCGGTTCGACGCCCTGAACTGCGTGCTTGGGTACGACGCCGAGGCGCAGAACGTCTACTGCATGATGTCTCGCACCGACCTCCCGGGCAGCAGCGTCCACCTGCTCTACAGTCAGGCGACGGACGCCTTCTGGCCGATCCAGACCGGGTGGCCGTCCTTCCACGCCCCGACCTGCTGCGGGGACTTTCCGTTCGGCGACTCACGCGCCCCGATCCTTGCCTTCGGCAGCGAGGACGGGTATCTCGGGTGGTTCGACCGTGACCTCGTTTCCGGAGTGGATGGGCAGGCGGCGGTCGGCTACAAGGGTGTTTCCGCGTTCAGCGTGGACAACACGGAGGCTGCGGCGCAGAAGATCGTGAGCAGCATCACGTTCGGGCCAGTACTCCAGCCGACGCTCGGTCAGGTGATGATGAAGGACGTTCGCATCGAACTGTCGATGGACGAGCCTGTCGAGGATGCGGCGTTCTCCACCCCTGTCGACCGCCTCTCCGGGCCGTTCGCGTCCGTGCTGGCGGGCCAGACGGCTGAGGAGGCAATCGGCGAGAACATCACGTCGGTCACGGTTGCCATCGACCCGGACTTCCCGGCGGTGACGGTCGATTGCGGAACAGCCGCAACCTTCACTCCGACAACGACTTACGACTGCGGGGCGTACAACCAGTCATGGAGTACTGCGACTGACAGGGCGCTTGACCTGCTGTTTCCGCCGTCGATCGCCGGGACGTACAGCACGTCCGACACGCTGGTCGCAGACCCGACGACCCGGACGTACTCCAAGGACACGCTGCGGGTCTACAACGTCGGCACGGCTCCGCCGAACACGGACTGGTACATCCAGCACCTTTCCCCGGTGCAGGACTGCTACAGGCGTGACGAGACGCTTCCCGGCACCTCCGCCGACACCCCGGGCGGGACATACAGGTATGCATCGGAGCAGTTCGGGCTGAACTTCGCGCTCCCGGCGGACATCACGTCCCCCCGGTACACGGTCAGCAGCGCGACCTACGAGAACGTCAACCAGACCGCGCTTGGCACCCTGCTTCCGGGCAGGAATGACGCCCTGCGGTGCAGGATCAGGGATCAGGCGGCGTATGTGAGGATCGAGAGCCTTGGCGTACCTTGGGCCATCGAGCGCATGTCCGTTCTGGTCGAGCCTTACGGCCACACAAAGAACGTGAAGGGAACCTACTGATGGGACTTTTCAGCAACCTGTTCGGCGGAGAGTCGGACTACACCGCAGCCATCCAGCAGATGGAGAAGGGCTATGCGGGAGTGCGCCGCTATGCGGATGTGCAGTACGGGAAGATCATCGACTCCTTCCTGAAGGAGCGCACGGCGAATGCCGCGGTGTATTCCCGAAACTACAACCAAGCCGTCCGCCAGTACAGCAGCGTCATGGCGCAGTCCCGCGCCGCGTTTGCTGCCGCTGGCAAGGAGGCGTACAAGACGCTTGAGTCCGGACGAGATGCCACTCTTGGCCTGTTGAAGCAGCAGACGGATCTTGCCGTTGCGCGCCAGCAGTTGAGCGGGATGCTCACCGGGCTGTCGAACACCACGTTCGGGCAGGCGGCGGTGAACGCGGTCGCGGCACAGGGCGCGCTTCAGGCAGGTGCGGTGCAGGAGCAGTATGCGCAGACGCTTGCGTCCGCGCAGATGGCACAGGCGTCCGCGCTTGCCCAGATGCAGCAGAACGCGGCGCAAAGCCTTCTCGGGGCTGGGCTTGGGAGCGCGCAGTACCAGAGTGGGCAGTACCAGCAGTACACGGCGGCGGCGCAGGCTGCACGGGCGGCTCAGTTGCAGGCGAACCTCGGGCTGATGACCCGCCCGATCGAAAGCACCTACGCGGCGCAGACGCAGAAGGCGATGATGGACATGGCGTCCGGCAATGCCCTTGGCGGTGCGCTTCTCGGTGCAGGCATCGGCGCGATCGCCGAAGGCATCGGCGGAGGCGTCGGGCAGGCGCTCACCCCATTCGGTCAGGCATTCGGAGGACAGCGATAATGGCACGCGACAAGATGGCGCAGAGCGACGTGTACCTCGACGCACCCGTGCAGCAGAAGTCCGGGTGGGACAACTTCCTGTCCGGTGCTGGTCGCATCGGCGGCAGTTTCCTCATGGGCCTTGCCGGGGGACTCCAGAACTACGACCCACGCAACCCGTACAGTTCCTTCGCCGGGGCCATCTCCGCGGCCACGCCCGGGCTTCAGGTCGGCCTCGCGCTTCCGGCTGCGCAGATGCGCGCCGGGTTTGCCCGCGAGCAGGAGCGTCTTGGCGCGCTTTCCACCGCCGCCACTGCGGAGGAGATCGCCCAGAGTCAGGCATCCCGCGCATCGGTGATGTCTGAGGGTCTTGGAAACGTCAGCACGGCGGACATCTCCGCCGGGATCGCGAAGCCATCGACGGCCAAGGAGCCGTTCGACTTCAGCGTCGGTGCGTATCCGTCCGTGATTCCGCAGGAAGCCGCGCCGACGACCGCGTCCTCCCGCGTCCGAAACCTCATGCTTGGGATCCAGCGATGAGCGCAATGCCGAACATGCCGGAGCCGACCGATTTCAGCAAGCAGCCTCCGCTGACGCTCAACGATGGGTTCCAGCGTCCAGTCGAGGAGCCGCAGGTCGACATCCTCGACGACGACGAGATGCTGAAGAAGGCGTCGATGGACCCTCGCGGAAGCAGGGACATTGCCCCTTTCGGGACGTATCAGGCCGTGGAGCAGGCACTTGAG